AGGCGCGGCACCAACTCGTCAGAAAGCCACTCGACCTTCTGCGAGAAAGCGGAACGCTTCCCGACCTTCTGAAGCATCGTCGTCAGCGGAGCCTCGTCCGGCTCAAGCTGCGCGATGGTGGGGCTCATGTCAACGACGCGCTGGTTCGACAGAATGTCCGCGTCGTCAACCACCCCGGTAAGAATGGTAGGCATCTACACTATCTCACTTTCGTACTAGGAGGTTTACGGGATTCTGCGGTTGTCCAACGGTCGGGTTGGGCCACACTTGGTCGGAACTACGCATTCAGAATAGCATCATTGATACGCGCATCGTAGTCTGCGGGACCAGTATCAGCGATGCCCTGACGAGACTGCGTGAACGCCTGATTCGCCATCTGCTGCTGCGCCTGCTGCTGCGCAACCATCGGCGCCTCACGCATCCGCACAATCGCGTACAACGAGCGAACACCCTCCTGAATCTTCTCCGGCGTATCCATCCCATTCGGGAAGAACGCCAAGTGGAGCTGATCAGTAGGAATGTTATCAATGTACTCCTGAATCTTGTCCGAGTAATCGGCAAGGTCAGGGATCTGCTGCTCAAGCACATCAATCGCGGACGAGTACATCGTCTGCGTCTGCGCATCCCTAAGCGGCGCAACCTCAGCCTGAATCTGCGCGATGCGCTCCTCGTACTGCTGCTGCAACTGGAGCGTCTGCTGCTGCGTGTACCACGCCATCGCCTCGGCCGGCTTGCGCTCATGCCAATGCTCCCACACAGCGTTCACGATCTCCTCAGGCACACGATTCGCATTCGCAATCGCCCACTGAGCCGCAGCAGCAGGATCCTTCTCAGCCCAACCAACAAGCTGCTCCTCATTCTCAGGATCACCCTGGAACGGGCGTCCCCACGCTGCGGGCTGCTCGTTGTAATCGTCCTCGTCCTCGTCGTTCAGGAGGGCTTCGAGGTCGGAAAGGCGCTGATTGTTCTGCGTGAACTGGGCCTCAAGCTGCTTGTACGCCTCAACAACATCCTCAGCACTCTTGAACTTGCCAAGGATCAACTCGTCTTCGGGCGCGTCCTGCGGTGCAGGATCCGGCGCATCCATCGGCGCGTCCGGCTCGGACAGAACAGTGTTCTCGTCCGCGTTCAGGATCGCTTCGGCAATCGGGTCAGCCTCGGGCTGCTCAATCGTCTCGTCGTTCGTACTCATCTTGTCCTCCGGTCGGAAGGTCGGGTTGGTCGGTTACTGATTGGTTGTGCCGGGACCGGCCCCAAGAACGGTCGCCAACTGTGAGAAGTCAACCTGTGGAAGACCCTGCATCGGTGGCTGTTGCTCAGGCGGGGTTGTCGGTCCCGGCTGTGCCGCTCCAATCCCTCCGACCAAAGGATTGGCCTGCACTTGCATCGCGCTCTCATCCTCATCATTCAAGTATTCCTTCGGATCCTCATCAAACGCCTGAATCACATCCTCTGCGACTCGACGCATATTCGGAGTAACGCCACTCTGAGTAAGAAGCATGTAGTTCTGACCGAACCAGTTAGCGAACGCGAGCGCCTCAGCGCGACGCTCCTGCCGCATAAGCGACTCGTTCGCATCCTCCACACGGAAGTCGTACTGGCCCTGAATATCAGTCGGCGTCACCAGACGCCAATCATCATCAGCTTCCTGATCAATACGGACCGCGACCGGGCCGGGAAGAAGCTGCTGATTGAGTGCAATCTGCTGTTCTCCGGCTCGCCTCATAGCGAACATAATCTGCTGCTTCATCCTGATGATGCGCTTCGCAGCCATGTTGCTGATGACGCTAATGCCGGTCGCGGTCGTCTGATCAATCTGCGTATTGGACGCGCCCGACAAGTAACCCACAGCACCCGTGATGTTCTGCAAGTCGCCCTTCAGCATCTCCTCAGCCTGCACACTCGGCTGAAGAATCGAGATATTCGGAACCCAAGCCTGCACCTGATCCGGCCGGAGCGGAATCACAGCGCCAGGGTAGAGGCGAAGATCCTGCTGTTCCGTGTTCGGATCGACGAACATGGCGGCGTTCGCCATGAACTTGGAGTTATCGATGCGCTGATTCTGCAACTCCCAGAGTGCGATCTGAAGATCATTGATGATCTCAACGATGCTCTTGCCGCGGAAGTTGAAGGGTGTCGGCATGATGTTCGCTACGACGAATGGGAACTGTCCGTGCCAGAACGGGCTTGCACAATCACGGATGATGACTTGACGATTAGCGATAACGGTGAGACGCATCATGTCGCCGTCACGCCACCACCACTCCACGACCTCGACGCGACCGCGACGCTCCTTCTGATCCTCCAGACTCATATTGTTCTGCTCTTCGATCTGGTCTAGATTCTCGTAGACGCCAGCGGCCTCTAGGCTGCGCTTCGACTCGTACGTCCTAAAGAAGACGTACTCCGCATCATCCAGATTCGTCGCATTGCAATCCCAAAGGAAGTGATTCACATCCACGTTGACGAAACCGGGCTGCTGCCGGTACGGCACCGTCTCAAACGGCTTCCGCATCCCAAGCGGATCAGGCTTATACCCTGGTGTCGGGACGCGCCGCCACTCTTCCAGCCACGGGATCTTCGCGACGCTGATGCCTCGGATGAGGGCCTGCTTGACGAAGAGTGCGTACTTCTCAGAGAAGTTATCTTTGTATCGCTGCTGCTTCAGGATATGCGAGAGTAGCTCGGCGCCGTCAGCGTACTGGGGCTGGGCAGGGAGAACGCGAACGTCAGGCTCATCATCAACGATGTTGGACTCGATTACGTCAATGATCTGGAGTGCGTATGGCGGGTGAAGATCCGACTGCCACTCAATCTCGCTGGGCTTGAGGACAGCGTTGTATCCATCGTCACACTTCTTGTAGAACTCGCGATTCTCGCGATGCTTCTGATCGCTGGAGGACCAGCACTTTTGGAAGCGGGTGAGGAGGTGTTTGGGGTCGGATTCAATCACTAGGTTGTAGGATAGCCTAGTTGGTTACGTGTTAGTTGGTGCGGAAGATGCGTACCCGCGGCTTAGGATTGCGCCAGATATGATACGGACGCGCGAACGATGGCCCCACCCGACCACCAGGTAGTGCCGTCGTATTCCTGCAGTAGTAGGTTGATCCCATCGACAGACGTGAATGCCGACCCCGCTACGCCGCTGGAATTGGCCGATGACCCTAGATCGCGACATACAGAAACATCAGCGGTGAAGGGAAGCGCAACCTGCATATTGCCAGCCGCCGTTCCGACAGTCGTCACGGTAACTTGCGTGCTGAAAAGTACCAAGCGGCCGATCTTCAAGTAACGACCCGTCGCGCTCACAGTCGTCGGCGTACCAGAGGCCGCCGTAATCGTCGGCGTATACGAAGTCCACGCAGCGAAGAACGGCGCGAGCTCACTCAGGTTGTCCCGCACGTTCGTATTCCAGAATGCGGCAGTCAACGCCGTCGAACCAGCACTAGCCGTAGCAGGAGTAGTCCAAGCCACTAATTCATCACCGCCGAACCATCCTCAGTCAACCGATCCCAACCCGAACCATCATACAACAACTCGCGATTCGTATCCGTCTCATAAATCCGCTGACCCTCAAACGGCGTACTAGGCCGAGTCGTACTCGTACACACAATCATGTTGCCTACCGGCTGCCACGCATTACCACCAGCAGCATCCATAAACACCATAATCTGCTTCAAGTCCGAATCCCACACCGCCTGACCAACCGAAGGCGTAAGAGTCGCGCGCTGCGCAGTTGTCACAGTCTGAAACTGATCATTCGCAGTCTTCGTGCCAAGATCAATCGTATTGAGCGCCGACGCATTGATAGGCGTAGTGGTATCCGGGAAGTCCTGGAATCCACCAGCGTAGGGTCGGGTGTATGGCATGAGGCTAGTTTAGCGCAAGCGCGCTACGGAACTACGCGGGCGGAGTAGGCCACTCAACAGGCTGCGTCGGATCCTCAATCGTCGCAGGCAAGTCGCGAAGCGCCTGACGATACGCTGCCCACGCATCCGCATCTACTGGCGCGTCGGGGATCTGAGTCCAGTCGGATGCGGCTAGGAAGCCATTACGGATAGACCGCATGTTCGCGAGCGCATGGTTGATCTCGTTATCGGCCCACGTTGCGAGAAGGTCCGCGCGCTCCTTGCCCGTGATATCACGCCTCGACCCGTCGCTCAGGATCTCGCACGTCTCAGGATTGTCGCGATC